TCTTCTTGTGGGCTATTGGCTTTATCAAGCTGAGTCTTAACGAAATCATCAACGATCTTGCGGAGTTCGCCTACTTCTGAAGACTGTTTACCCAAAAGCTTTTCAGCTTCTTGATGCATTTGGACAATATCTTTGATTGCCTTACCCTGATACTTTTCAGGAATGTCATCATCTTGGGCTTCTTGTATCTCTTCTGGTTCCGCAGGTTGTTCCTCTATAGGAGTCTGCTCGACTTCAACAGGTGAGTATTCTTCTCCGTCCTCTAGTTCTTCTTCGGGACTTGCATCTAAAAAACGTGCCATATTGTTAAACTCCGTGCCGTAGCATTATGGAAGTAGTTAAAGTTTAGCGGCTCTCTCGTGATCCTTAGCCCACTTGTCATCAGCATCGGGCCAACCAACGCCTTTGAAATGTGTTCGGATCGGAGAGATTATCCGCTGTGCTGTGTCACCACATTCTAAACATGTTACAAAGTTGTCACTGTGTGTCCAGTGTTCTTCGATATGTTCACATTGGGTGCATTTATAATCGTACCGCTTAAGCATCATCTTGCCTCATCAATACGTCATAAGCTGATTTCATCCCTGTCTCAAAGCGTCTTACTCTGAACAGGGCTTCGCGTTCACCTTTGACAAACGCTAAATGCGATTCATTCTTAATATCTTCAATACGATGATGGTCAAGAATGTCGTTTATTTCTTCTACGAATTGTTTCCAACCCGGATGTAAAAATAAATCAAAATAAGTTTCGTAATACTTTTGTTCTTCAGGACTCAATGAGTTTCCCCTTTACTTGAATGCAAATATTATACCATACTTTTGTTAATTTGTCAAGTCTTTTTCTTGACTCCGTGTTGTTTTTGTGGTAGTCGGCTTCTTCATAGACTCTTCAAGGGTAGTTAAACGCTTGTCAAGTCTTTCAAGAATGGCATTCACTTGTACTAGAATGTTGTCCACGTCTTGCTTAGTTACCATTACTTTGCCTCATTTGTTGCTCTACAATATCTTCTTTACTTGCAATCTCACGTTCTTTTAATACTAGCTCAGCTAGTTTAGCACGACGATTAAATTCTTTATCATCTTCAGATTCACCCAAGTTACGAGCAATTGCTTCAAGACGTTTAGTCTCCGCTTCTTGTGGTAACAATTGAGTTTCAACTTGATTCTGTTCTACACGAGACATAATCTCTGCGGTCTGCGCTTGAATGTTTTCAATAGTAGACTGTTTCTGCGCCATTTCCATTTCAACTTGCTGTTGTTGCATTGCTTGCATTTGAGGATCAGGAGTATTTGCTTCACGTAATTTCTGAATAACTTCTTCGCGATTCGACAAGTTCATGTTATCAACAATCGACTCAATCAACAGTGGGTACATTGGTGACTCAGGAGACATTGTTTGTAACAACTGAACTAACTGAGTGACTTCATACTCACGAGCAATAATACCAAGAGAGGACGTAGTAACAAACTTGAAGTCTTTAACCGGATAATTTTCAGGATCAAACTGCATATACCGATGGGCAACTTTTGCAACCATAGGTAGTAAGAATGCTTCTTGGAAGTTAATCAATGTACGCTTGTGACGCTTAATGATAGCACCCAGTGACATAGAAATCCCTGCGGCTGTGCTATCTCCATTGATAGATCCGGGAATACCTGCGGCATCAATAGCACCTGTAGCCATCTGAACCATTTGTTGTAGCGATGCAGACTGGTTAAAGGTGTTAGGATCTAATTGACCAAAGTTAAACGGCTGAAGAATCTCTGCAGGGTTACCATTAGTCAAGATAGCCTTACCCGGACGTACTTCTAGCTTAGCACCACGAGGTAGACGTGAGGCATCAACAGCCATCATTGGGTGTACAGTTAAACTTAATGCATCAATACGCGCACGTAACTCAGTGTCAAGAGCTTTCTGTGCGTTGTATCCTTTCTCACAGACACCACGACCCCAGAAGCGACCCGGCACTACGTCCCATGGGAAAGCCACTACCGGACGATCTTGCATCATGTAAGGGTTAGGCTCTGCTTTCAACAAAATGCCGTTGTTAGCAATGACAACCATAGCTTCGACATACTCGCTTTCAAAGTCGTCGTCTTCATCTGTAGTTAATAACTCAGAAGGCACAAGACCATAGTATTTAGTTAAGCGGACTTTGTCTTCAAAGTGTACAGTGAGATCTTGATCTGGCTCTAAGTCGCTGTCAGGAGGAGCAGTACCGACTTCAATATCGTCGTACACACCTTGCTCTTGAAGCATTCTAACCTGATGGTACGGAACAAATTCATCAATCGCAACACCTAAAGCTTCTTTAACATTTGTGGCAACAGGATCAATCAAAAAGTTTTGCGGCATAACAGGGCGTAAAGAAAAGACTGTCCGTGTTTTTTCCATAACTCCAACTGCTTGCATGTCACCGTCAAGAATTGGTTGCGTTGCAGGAATAAACTCTTTGACTTCTTCTGCAACAATCTCTCCGATACCTGTACCGAATACAGCCGCATTAATCAAACACTCTGCAATTTGCTTGCGTACACCTACGAACTTAAAGTCTTCTTCTAGTTTGTTGCGGATGTATTGGATGTCACCTTGATTAGGATCAACCATGTCATCTTTAATGTCAAAGAAATGCCCGCGTCCAAAAGTAGCCTCTTCAACTTCTGCAACACTAGACTCAACAGCCTGTTGCAATGCAGGAGAAATAATCCGTGAACGCTCGGAGTTACGCATGGAGTCTTCTTGTGACCAGATACCGCGCCACAACCGATAGTACTCATCAAACTTTTCTTGATAGTTTGCTTCGTAATGATCTCGCCAAGTATTACACTTAGACATTACCCACCCTTCAAGTGAGTCTTCTTTTGCAAAGTCCTGTTCGTAATCCATTTTAATATCCTGCTACGGGGTCTAGTATTTCAAAGTCGTCTTCTTCGTACTCGTATGCGTATGCAACTTTTGCTAACTGGTCAATGTACGCAAGTGCATCGACCAAGTCATCATGTACCAAGGCATTTGGAAACTGGAATAACTCATCGAGGAAAGCGGCATTCCACTCTCCCTTGTTTAAAGTTATTTGCCCGTGTTCAAACCGCCCTTGCAATGCCCACACAACACGGTCTGTTTTCTTTTTGTTACCATGTGTCAGTTCTTCTACGCGAAAAAAGCGTTGCCCTGACTTCATGACATCAGTTAAATATGGAAGCACTGCATTCTTCAGCGCACCTTTTTCAATTCCAACAGCCACTGGTTGGTATCGTGCAACAGCATCAAAGATTTTCTTTGCTGTCTTCTTGATATCCCAACGGCCGTATACAATATCAGCTACCCACCAACCATCTTCGTTAGCTTTAACAATCGCAATCGCAGTTTGGTCTAGTTTTTTGTTTTTAGATTTCGTTGCTTGTTCAACATTTGCAAAGCCTGCAAGGTCAACTGCAATATAATAATCCCCATGCTCAGGCTCTTCATCATCAAACTGTACCCAGTCTTCTTTAAAGACTTCACTACCTGATGCTTCAAAGCTTGCAAGGAATTCCTGTCTGAACGCATAGCTCGACATGGACTTTTTAGCTGTATCAATCTCGTTTGGATCGAGAAGCGGATTGTCATAAGAAGTAAAATGCCATGCCTTATAGCTTTCATCTTCATCCAACTCCGCGTACTGATACAACTCGTAGAAGTGGTTGCGACCCATCGGAGTACCAATAAACATGGCATCACCCTTTTGGTCAGCAAGCGCAGGACGTAGGATCTGTTCCCACACACTAGGCTTCATATCCGCATATTCGTCCATCACAAGGAACTTAAGGGATACACCTCGCATTGTCTCTGGTCTATCTGCACCCTTTAACGAAATCGTACAACCGTTAATGAGAGTGATTTGCAAGTTGTTAATGTGTGATGATTTAATAACAGGATGTGCTAACTCTAACAACGTCTGCCACATAATATCACGAGCCTGTCCTTGAGTAGGCGCAACATAAAACACATGACCCTTGTTGGTCTGTAGCGCATAGATAATTAATAACCATGCGGCCAGTCGTGATTTCCCTGTACGTCTACCTGCGGCAACAATCTTAAAGCGAGCAGAATCATTAAAGACTTCTTGTTGCCACGGAAGCAACTGAACATTAAGATCTGTCACAGAAAGCCTTTGTATCCCATTAAATCTTTTTCGCCTTGCAAGAGTTCAGCTTCATCTACAGGTTCAAAGTTATTCTGCTCTTCAAGAACATTAATAATCTCATCATCTGATGGCATTTCTTGGGCTACAGGTTCAGCGTTACTTCCAAAGTCTCGTTTGTAAAGCTGATATAAACCCCGTAGCCCTTCAAGAAAAGAACCGCGTTGTTCCGCCTCTTCAGGTGTT